ACAATACTATCACAAATGATTAAAAGCGTTGGCGTATCTATAACACCAACATGCAAATGTATGAAACATGCTAATGAAATGAATACTAAAGGAGTAAAATGGTGTGAAGATAATACAGAAACAATTATAGAATGGCTTAAACAAGAATGCAAAGAACGAAATATTCCATTTATTCCAACAGTAGTTCGTATGGTTGTTAATCAAGCTATTAGTAAAGCTAAAAAACATGTCATATAATTTTGATGATGCATGGTTAGGTCTAGGAGATTTATCTAAACTAACTATTAGTCGTAATCTTATGATTAATAGATCCAGAGAAGATATAGAAAATCCAGATAAGCATTTATTAAAAATTATGAGAGATCCGAACTATTTAGGATCAACATGCAAACTGCTAATGAATATTGAACTACATCCTGTGCAGATAGCAATATTACAAGAATTTTGGAATAGAGCTTTTCCAATGTTTGTTGCTAGTCGTGGTTTTGGTAAAAGTTTTTTATTAGCATTATATGCTACATTAAAATGTATCTTTATTCCTGGAACCAAAATAGTTATAGTTGGTGCAGCATTTCGTCAAAGCAAAGTGATTTTTGAATATATGGAAACGATTTGGAGAAATAGCCCAATTCTAAGGAGCATATTCAACGGTAATGATGACGGTCCACGAAGAGATGTTGATAGATGTACAATGAGATATGGCGATAGCTGGGCTATTGCTATTCCAATGGGTGACGGTAGTAAAATTAGAGGTTTAAGAGCACATATTATTATCGCAGACGAATTTGCGTCAATATCGCCCGATATTTATGAAACGGTTGTTTCAGGTTTCGCAGCCGTGAGTGCTAGTCCAATACAAAATGTCAAAGAACAAGCTAAAAAAACAGCGATGCAAGAAATGGGTATATGGAATGATGAATTAGAAGCATTAGACACAAAAATGAGCAATCAGGCCATAATATCAGGAACAGCAGACTATGCCTTTAAGCATTTTGCTAAATATTGGAATAGATACAAAACTATTATTAATAGCAAAGGAGATATTAATAAACTTAAAGATGTATTTCCAGAAAGTGTTCCAGAAAATTTTAATTGGAAAGATTATAGTATAGTAAGAATACCATATGAATTAATCCCTAAAGGATTTATGGATGATAAACAAGTTGCTAGAGCAAAAGCCACTATTCATACTGGTATATATAATATGGAATATGCTGCTTGTTTTGTTGAGGACAGTGAAGGATTTTTTAGGCGTAGTTTAGTAGAAAGTTGTGTTGTATCAACAGAAAAAAATATAACAGACTCCCAAGGCAGGCCAATACTTTTTGATGCAATAGTAAAGGGTTCCTCACACAAGCAATACATATACGGTATCGATCCTGCATCAGAAAATGATAATTTTAGTATAGTTATTTTAGAATTAAACAATGATCATAATAGAGTAGTATATTGCTGGACAACCAATCGTAGTAATTTTAAAGATCGTCAAAAGACAGGGCTAGTAGAAGATCATGACTTCTATGGTTTTTGTGCAAGAAAAATTAGAAATTTAATGAAAACTTTTCCATGCGCTAGAATAGGATTAGATGCTCAAGGAGGAGGTATAGCTATAGAAGAAGCCTTACATGATCCGGATAAGTTAAATGATGGAGAAATATTAATTTGGCCAACTATAGACTACAGCAAATCCAAAGAAACTGATAATCAGCAAGGCTTGCACATACTTGAACTTATACAATTCGCTAGAGCAGATTGGACTAGTCAAGCTAATCATGGTTTACGAAAAGATATGGAAGATAAAGTATTGCTATTTCCAAGATTTGATAATCTTACACTAGGTTTAACGCTAGCAGCAGAAGGACAGGATATATTAACAACAGATCTTAATCCTATTTATGATAATCTTAGCGAATGTGTTGTAGAAATTGAAGAACTTAAAAATGAATTAACCACAATTGTTATGACACAAACTAGTCAGGGCCCTAATGCTAGAGATAGATGGGATACTCCAGAAATAAAACTAACTAGTGGTAAAAAAGGCAGATTAAGAAAAGATAGATATAGCGCCTTGCTTATTGCTAATATGTTAGCTAGACAAATGACTAGATCATATAAAACTATTGAATATGATGTTGTAGGAGAAAATGCTAAAAATGCTACAAAATTAAATGGCCAAATGTACAAAGGTCCAGAATGGTTTACATCCAGCGCTAATGATAACGATATATATTTGGGTATTTATAATAATTGAGTGTATTATTAAAGTAATCACATCATAATCCTACTGCATTACAATTAATATTATGGCTAAAAAATATCCAAAAAGCGAAACAGTTAATACGACCAATAATCCCGACGAACCAGCTTTTATAGCTTGGGGAGACGACGAAGCTTCTCGACAAGAAGCCATGAAAATTTCTGGACAATCATTGTCTGAATATACAGTTGTTGAAAAAGCGGGCGCAACAAGACGATATAATCTTGATTATTCTGATCTTGATCGTAATACGTCAGGCAGACCAGGATTAACCAAATCTGACTACTATTATTTTAGACCAGGCGAAGCTATTCCTGTTAGACAAAAACAGATAATGCAAAAAGCCGAAGATATTTATCAAAGAGTTGGTTTAGTAAAAAATGTTATTGACCTTATGGGCGATTTTGCTTCTCAGGGAGTTAGATTGGTTCATAAAGATAAAAGAATAGAAAGATTTTATAAACAATGGTTTAAAAAGATTAGGGGTAAAGATCGTAGCGAAAGATTTTTAAATAATCTATACAAGACTGGAAACGTTGTTGTTAATAGACAAACAGGTAAACTAAGCTTAAAAGTAGCTAACGATCTTTATAAGAGCGTATCATCTCCAGATCTCTTGGTAGATAAAATTATAACTCCAATCGTTGAAAAAAGAGAAATTCCTTGGAAATATACTTTTATAGATCCTGTTGTAGTAGACATAACGGCTGGCCCAATAGCATCATTTGCACAACAAAAATTACTTGAAATTTCTTTACCAGCACCAATTAGAAAAGCTATATTAGCTCCAAAAACCGAAATTGAAAAACAGATTGTTAATTCTTTACCACAAAATATTGTCGAGGCAGCAAAACAAAAACGTGGATATCCATTAGATCCTAATAAAACTCTAGTCTTTCATTACAAGAAAGATGATTGGCAAAGCTGGGCATATCCTATGATATATGCTATTATGGACGATATTACCATTCTTGAAAAATTAAAATTAGCAGATATGTCAGCACTAGATGGCGCGATATCTAATATTCGTATTTTTAAATTAGGTAGCTTAGAACATAAAATATCTCCTACCAAAGCAGCAACCAGTAAATTAGCACAAATTTTAGGCAATAATGTTGGTGGTGGTACAATGGATCTTATTTGGGGTCCAGATATTGATTTGCTAGAAAGTAAAACTAGTGTGCATCAATTTTTAGGAGAAGGTAAATATATTCCTCATTTAAATAGCGTATATGCTGGTCTTGGTATTCCTCCAACGCTCACCGGCACATTTGGTGCAGCAGGAACAACAAATAATTTTATTAGTCTAAAAACCCTCACACAAAGATTACAATACGGAAGAGATGTATTAACAGAATTCTGGGAGAATGAAATAGCGATAGTACAAAAAGCTATGGGTTTTAGATATCCTGCTAAAATAGAATTTGATAAAATGGATCTTAGTAATGAAGATTCCGAAAAGGCTTTACTTATTCAATTAGCAGATCGTAATCTTATTAGTGACGAATTATTACATAGTCGTTTTGGTTTTGATGCCGATATAGAAAAATCAAGACTATCAAGAGAATCTAAAGATAGGGCAAAAAATCGTATGGTTAGAAAAGCTGGGCCGTGGCATGATCCTCAATTAGAAAATTCATTAAAGAAAATAGCTCTACAAAGTGGATTAGTATCTCCTAGTCAAGTTGGACTAGAATTAGAAAAAAAGAAAAATGGCGAAAAAAATGCTATGGAACTTAAACAAGAATTGGCAATGCCTAAACTTGGTTCGCCAGTAGCACCATCTGTTGGACCAAATTTATCTGGACAACCTAATCAGGGTCGTCCTAAAAATAGTAAAGATACCACCCAAAGAAAGCAAAAGCAATTTTCTCCTCAAACAGGAGCTAGCTTAAATATATGGGCAAATAATGCTCAGGATAAAATTAGTAATATTATTAATCCTATTATTTTAGACTTCTATAATAAAAAAAATCTTAGAAGCTTATCTAATGAAGAAAGCAAAGAATTAGAAAAAACTAAAACTAAAATTTTATTCACATTAGATCCTTTTGAAAATATTAGTCATAATTCTGTTGTTAGTAAACTAGAAACTATAAATGATCAAAAAATTCTAGCTACTATGGATATATATAGTGTATGGTTAAATAGATTAAAATCTGATTTGCAAGAAGAATTGTCTACTGAAAATATTAAACAAGCTAAATCTTCATTCTATACTACCCTCTATTCTTTAGATAATTAATTATGAATATATTTATTGCCGAACAAGAAGATGGTCTAGAAGATATTATCAAATCATCCGCATCCATAACCTATGCATCTATTGCAGAAAAAGCTGATTCTAAAGACGAACCAGCAATGAGATGTATGGTAAAAAGCGAAGCATCTGTCAAAGATTCTGATTTATATTATGTTCAATCTATTTTAGTAAGTTCATCTTGGAATAAAAATGATGATATTTTTGACAAAGCAGAAGTTTGGGCAGCAAAAGATTCTCCAGAAGACAAACCAACAAATCTTGAACACGATGAAAATACTATAATCGGCCACATAACTGCTAATTGGCCAATTGATGATAGTGGAAATATTATAGATAAAGATATTCCATTAGATCAACTACCAGATAAATATCATATATTAACAGGATCCGTTATTTATAGGGGATTTACAGATCCTGAACTTAAAAATAGAGCAGAAACATTAATTTCAGAAATTGAAAATGGAACCAAATTTGTAAGTATGGAATGTTTTTTTAAAGGATTTGATTATGGATTGCTAAATACTAAAAATGGTAAATATTCTACATTACCAAGAAACGAAAGTACGGCCCATTTAACCAAGTTTTTACGAGCTTATGGTGGAGTTGGCCAACATGAGAACTATAAAATTGGTAGAGTTTTACGAAATATTACTTTTTCTGGAAAGGGTTTTGTTAATAAGCCCGCTAATCCTGATAGTATAATTTTTTCACAAAGTTGTATTTGTGATAAAAAAAATGATTCTTTCGAAGAATTAGGTGTATTACTGAATCAGTCAACCTGTATACCGGAGACAATAGATATGAGTTTAGACACAACACAAAATAACGTAGCAACTGAAGTATCGGAGGCATCAGTGGTCACAGAAAACACCAATGAGTCTCCAGTAGCAGAAGTAGTGACTAACACAACAGAAACCGAAGCTGCTGTTCCAATGAATAAAGATGAAGATACTCTCATGAAAATGGTTGAGGAAAAAGCTATGAAAATGGCTGAAGAGAGAGCCATGAAAATGGCAGAAGAAAAGGCTATGAAGATGGCCGAAGAGAAAGCTATGAAAATGGCAGAAGAAGTTGCTCTAATGAAAGCTGAGTATGAATCAAAATACAAAGCTGCACTAGCAGAACTAGAAGAAGCTAAAGAAGCTATCGCTGCTTATAAGGCCAAAGAAGTTGAAGACATGAAAAAAGAGAAAAAGAACAAAAGAATGGCCGCTCTTATCGATCTTGGTGTAGCTAAAGAATTAGCTAATGAAACTGTTGATAAGCTAGAAAAAGTTGATGATGACACATTTGAAACATTCAAAACACTTTTTACTAACAATTATAAAGCAGAAGAATCAGTAGCTAGCGAGAATGAAGAAGTTACTCCAGAATTGCTTGATACTGTAGAAACTGAAGAATCAGTTAATTTATCTGTTGGCTCAGAAAGTGTTTCTTCAATAGACACTACCCGTGCCGAACTTGTTGAATTCGTATGTGCTAGACTAGGCAAAAAACTTAATAAGGGAGAATAATATGGCTCTTAAACCTGATCGTATCGAAGTACTTACCGATGTATCATTTTTCATGAATACAACTGGCGCTAGGGGCGGTGTTGTTTGCACTACAACTAGTGGTTCAGGCGTAGCAATGGATGATTCTGCTGCTGTTGTGGCATATGCTGCTGCTGCTAGCGGTTCTCTTCCAGTCGGCGTTCTATTAAATGACGTAGTCAATTATGATCTAACCAGACAGCACATCAATTGGCACAAAGATGAAGTGCAAGTTGGTGGCAAAGTCACACTGTTGCGTGTTGGTCAAGTTACTACAAATCTGGTTGATGGTACCCCAAGTGCTGGTAGCGGCGCTTATGTTGGTGCTAATGGCCTAATTTCTACCACAAGTACCAACGCTGTGCAAATTGGCTCATTCTTGAGCAAAGTAGATGCTGATGGTTACGCCAAAGTCTCAGTCAACATTCGATAATTTTTTAAAATAAGGGAGAAACACTTATGTCAGAAGTTAATACTAAAGCTTTTAAGCCAACACCAGAACTTACCGATCTTTTGGTAAAATCTGGTTCTGCTAATAGAGAGGTATCTCTTGCTGCTAATGCAGAATTTGCAAAAGCACTAGAGCTTCCACTTCGTCAAGGTTTGTTGAGTGGTGATATTCTTGATGGTATTTTTGAACCCATTCAATTGGCTCAAAGTGCTACTCCTGAATTCCCACTAGATTTCTTAGCTCCTGGAACAGAAAAAGACTTTGTTGCTTATACTGTTCCTAATCACGGCTATATTCCAGAACGTCATGTTGAAGGCGATTACGTCATGGTTCCAACCTATGACATCGGAGCTAGTATCGACTACTTACTAAAGTATGCTCGTGATGCTCGCTGGGATGTTGTTGGTCGTGCCATGGAAGTGCTAGAAGGTTCATTCGTCAAGAAGATGAATGATGACGGCTGGCACACTGTTCTTGCCGCTGGTGTTGATCGCAATATCGTAGTTTACGATAGCGATGCTACAGCTGGTCAATTTAGCAAGAGATTGGTTTCTTTGATGAAAACAGTCATGAGACGTAACGGCGGTGGTAACTCCGCTAGTAATAATCGTGGTATGTTGACCGATCTTTATGTTTCACCAGAGGCTATGGAAGATATTCGTAATTGGGGTATCGACCAAGTTGATGAAGTTACTCGTCGTGAAATTTATACTGCTGCTGACGGTACTCTTAACAGAGTATTCGGCATCAATCTTCACGATCTTGATGAACTTGGTGAAGGTCAAGAGTATCAACTATTCTATAGCAATACTCTTAGTGGTAGTCTTCCTGGCAGCAAACTAGAAGTTGTTGTTGGTCTTGATCTTCGCAAGAGAGACAGCTTCATTATGCCAGTTCGTCAAGAAGTTCAAATTTTTGAAGATGATACACTTCATCGTCAAAAACGAGCTGGTTTCTATGGTTGGGCAGAACAAGGTTTTGCTGTTCTTGATAATCGTAGAGTGCTACTTGGCGCTCTATAATATAACCATAATAACTTGATTATAAAATAGGGCTGGCCTAGTGCCAGCCTTATTTTTTAGGTGTATAATACATTAGTATATAACAAAGGAGATATTATGGCTTGGCAATCTGATATTATTAATTTAGTTAGAGTTTTAATAAATGATTTATCTGATAATCCTAGTTATAATGATGATAGATTAACACAAGTTATAACAGTAGCTGCTAGATATGTTCAGTTTGATGTTCAATTAGAAACAGAATATAATGTTGATAGTATAAATAATACCATAAATCCTGATCCCACAGCCAATAAAGACGAGATTTTTCTTTGCTTAGTTAGTTTAAAAGCAGCTTGTATTATTGATCAAAGTAATTTTAGAACCAGAGCAGCGCTAGAAGGTGTAAGGGCCGGTCTTGGTCCTGCTCAGTTAGCAATATCCAATCATTTATCAGGCTTTAAAGAAATTATACAGCACGGTCCGTGTCAGTTGTATAGCAACTTATCAGAACACTGGGATGTTCAACAAGCTACAGCAGTTGCTGCTATACTTAGTCCTTTTGTTGGCAATAAATTTGATCCATTTATGCTTATCGCCTACGATAATCATCGTCATAAAAATATGTTCTAGAAAGGGCATTAATGTCAGCCGCTAACTATAATTTTACTATAGAAAGAGGATCATCTTTTAGAATATCATTAGTATATAAAGATGCTAATGAAAATCCTATTAATATTACTAATTGGTGTGCTAGATTAACTATGAAGACCGAATATTTATCTGTTAGTAAAAAAAGTCTAGCATCAACAAAAGTATATACTACCACTAATGCAGATTATTCATTATATAAATTTTATATAGATGGTACTGATGGTAGATTAACCCTATTATTACCATCTGATACTACCAATAATTTTGACTTTGATAGTGCTAAATACGATCTTGAATTACAATCACCAGATGAATTCTATGGAGATGGTGGTAATTATACTATACGATTACTTTATGGTGTAATAACAATTAAACAACGATATAGTAGTTCTGAAACCGCATTGGATTGTCAGACATGAGCAATATTATTGTTATTGAAACCTCAAATGAGGCCAATATAGTTACTGTTGAAGATCAGGTTTCATTAAATATTGAAGTTGTGAATACTGAAAAATTTTTAATTTCAGATTTACCAGACAATATTCCATTAACAAAAATCAAAAAGACTGGAGTTGATGGATTGGATTATTATTTAGATAATTATTTTTATGAACTAGACTGCGGATCACCATAACCTATAAAGGTACTAAATATGCCAATTAATAATTTAATTCAATTTAGAAGAGGATCAACAACCCAATGGAATAATGCCTCTGGTATTTTAGGACAAGGTATATTATATAATGG